CGCATTTTAGATGCAGACATTCCTGTTACACCCTCTGCGTCTGGGTCACGTTCTCCAGCAGATACTACCTTAATATCATCGAATCCGTAGAAACCGTGTCTACCCTCTACACCATTGTACTTGTCTAATAGGTTTGAAAATTCATCCACTCTATCAGAACCAACAACCATTACGATTGCCTTGTGTCCTTTGTTGTGCAGTTCGACTGCGATATCAAATACATTTCTTGACCTACTTACCACGATGTTCTTCTTATATTTTGGAAACATCTTTTTCATGTATGCGACTTTTCTTCCATGAGGAAGTGGGTCTTTCTTTGGATTCTGGGAGTGAGATGGATACACATACATGGGAGCGCCTGGGTTCTTTCCCTGTTCCTTTGCAAGTGCGTCTATAAGTTTTTCGTGTCCAGTTGTGGGTGGATTGAATCTACCAAATGTGAATACAGCAGTATCACCTCTTGCTTCTTTAAAAGTCTTCATATCAATCTCCCACCGCATCAGCACCAGCCATTGCTGCCTTGTTCTTTTTAATTCTTTCACCTTCACCAGCTTTTAGTTTTCTAAGAATCTTCTGTGATATCTTGTCAATCACTTTACGTTTCTTGGCAACAATCTTCTGGTCAATCTGAATACGTTTTTGCATGGGGAGTTCTTTGTAGTTAACCTCTGGGCCTAAACTACGTTTGATAACCATCATTTTTGCTTGACGTTTTGCAATCGCCTGTAACGCATCTGGGTCACGGCGTCTTATTCTTGCTCTCTTCTTCTTCATCTTAGTGGATGACTTTCTCGCAAGAATTTTCATACGTCTACTCATTTTTCTGCGATTCTGCATAATTTGAGCAGGCGTTGCTTTTTCATCCATTTCGTCTTCAAATAATTCTTTAAAAGTTCTCATTTATCCCATGCCTTTATTGCAGTAAAGTTATTAAAACTAAATTCCATTCTGTCAACAAGTTTTACTGCATCGCCTGATACTCTGTCAATTGCAACATAACCTTCTGGGTTTGTCACCTTAAATCCATTACTAGTCTTAATAAAAGTATCAGTTAAACCTTTAACACTATTTAGTTTTTTTACAATCCCCATCTTTGCATTTACCAAATGCGATTGGAACGCAATAACCGCTTCTAAGTTTGTTAAATCTTTCTTAAATTCTCTTGCGTATTCTCTACCTTTTGTTCTCAGAACATCTTTACTTTTCTCAGTTTTTACCTTGTCAACCTCTTTTGCAAAATGATTTTCAACCCAAGTAATATATCCAGCAGCGTGTTGTTTTGGATTCTTGATTGCTTCACCCTTACGAACCTTTGAGTTGTTATATGTCTTGAGTGATGCACCAACCAGTTTACCTGTCAGTGAGTTCTGTAATCTAAGGAACTTAGATAGTTTCGCAGAGTTAATTTGATGGAATGATTTACCAGCATTTGACAAGTGACTAGTTACTTCTGCATTTTCAGTTGATGTAAATGTTGCAGTACCAGATGCATCTTTATATGTTGCATCATCCATCCATACTGTGGATGTCTTTTTTAGTTTACTGATGTTTGCACCGAATGATGCTTTCATATCTTGCAGTGCAGAACCAGTATATGTTGTATGCCATACGACACCAATCTTTGCACTGTTGATTACTTTACCAAGGTCACTATCTTGTGGAACAGCATATACAATAGTATTAGGCTGAAAAGTATAATACTTTGTGCCGTCAATGGTTGTTTTTTCAACATCGTCTGTAAACATGAGGTCACCTTGTAGTACCCCTGTGATACCCAACTTAGAAAATTCTGCAAGTGCGATTTTAAATTTAGAATTAAGTGTTCCAGATAAATCATCATCTATTTCTGCCTCCGTCTTGTAGAGTTTTGGTTCTACGTTAAACACAGATTTCTTTGCAACAAAAAACTTATTATCTTCTGGGTCAATACCAGCAAATATTGCAGGCGCCCCATCCCACTTCACAGTCATGTTTACTGAACTACGACTTGCACCAGAAAACATATCTCTTAATGAACGCATGAAGTTGATTGCAGCACGACCACCAGGCACACCAAAGTTAAGTATTTCATCCTCAATATGTTCTAAGTGCAGATTCTTTCCTGCCTTATTTTCCATCAAACTAATCATTTTGCATATGCTGGATTTGCCTTGTAATCACACATAATATGTGACGGATACAATCCACCCTGTTTGTTACGAATGTTGATTTTGAAAATATACATTTTGGTCACCACTTCGATATCAATTCTCTTTGCAGTTCCCTTCTTTGGATATTGAACCTTGACACTACTTACTTTTGCAGCATCCATCATCTTTCTACGATTCATCTCATAGAGTTCAACACCCTTTCCTTTTTTGTGTACCATCCAGTAACCCATACCGACACCAGTTACTAACAACTGTAACAATGCTCTCATGTTTACTTTTCTGGTTACATCTACAATATCTTTTGGAGCTCTTTTAGTTGCAGTCTTCTTATCGTATCCTTCAAAGGTTTCGATGAATCTTTTTTCATCAATACCAAGCATACCAAGAAGTTGTTTTGCATTTCTGTTTGTGATTTTTCCTGCTTTAAACTGGTCTTCTGTAAAAATAGTTGCAACACCAGCATTGAAAAATGTAACAGTTCCACCGTATTTCAGTGAGAGGTAATATGGATTACCATCACCATTTACAGTAATGTCTGTTACATACTGACCAATGTTGAGTTCTCTACCTTTGATGAGAGCGCCAATATCTGTAAACACAAGTGGTCTACGAGTATTTGCACCACCATCTAAACTTACAGTGATTTCAGAATGTTTTGATAACACCTGTGAGTGAAAGTCTTTCATGAAGTCTGGATACTTGAAGTTTGGTGAATCAATGCCTTCTTCAATGTAGGTATTGAGGTCTTTGAAGACTTGTCCTTCAAAACCAAATCCCATAGATTTAGTTCCAGTACCACCTCTTGAACCATTACCAGCAGAAATCTTGAAACCATATGTTCCAGATAGTTTTGCAAGGTCTAAATCATCTGCGACTGAACGCATGATTTTGATACCTTTTTCTTTTGTACTTTTGGATATGGCAATAGGGTCTGCAACACCAGTTTGTGTTACGACATCTGTGAATAGCGCCTTTAGTTTTTCCTTATCATGAGGAATATCTAATTCGTCTATTTCGCCTTCAGACTTGGGAATAATATCGTATGCTTCAGATACGAAATTAGTAAAACCTTTCATCTCAATCACTCCATATAATTATACTTCTATTTATATTATAAGTGATTTGGGGATAAAGTCAACCCCTCATTGTCAAAAAATTAGGTAGTGGATACTCACCAAATGGTTTGTGTTTGTTTAGATGGTGGCAAACCCTTGTTGCATCTTCTTCAAATTCACAAGCTTGCACAACTCTTTGTGTTGGAAGTTCGATGACTTCCCATAGTTTTGTCTCAAGGTTTACGTCAGTATAGTATTTGATATCCTGTTTCTTCTTATACCTTGAGGTCAGAGAATTTCTCATATCCTTTGCTCTTTCCAGCAAACGGTGTGTTATCGAATACATTTTCGTCTTGTCCACTATCAACTAAATCTTCCTGTGCTTCCTGTTCACAATCATACAGACGCATCTTTGCTCTGTCTACTCCCAATACAAACCTTTTGTTCATTGTGGGGTCATTGTATCGGTTCTTCAACTGTTTGACTACAATCTGGTTGAGGTCTTCTAGTTCCTCTGTCGAGATGAGTGCAAACATCAAATCTGCCGTTGCAGGCAAACCAAAACTTTCTGAAGTGTCTTCAAGTCCGATATCTGTCGAGGTGTAACCAGTTCTAGTTGTCTGGGTTGCAGACATAATCGGCACATTTGTTTCTACTGCAAGTCCTCTAAGTTCTTCTGCAATCGCTTTGATATAGAAGTATGAACCTACATTTGCATTTCCTTTGAATCTTGAAGATGCACATATATTTAGATAATCAATAAAAATAATGTCTGGTCTAAAACTACGCTTCAGTGCGAGTTCCTTGATAAGACTTCTAAAATGTCCAACGTGTGCTGACGCAGTTGGATATTCTTTGATAATTAACTTTCCGTTTGTCTTTTTCTGTATCTTGGATAACTGTGTTTCAAACATCTTTTTTGGAAGTGTATGTAAGTCATCCATAGTTATGTTCATTAGGTTTGCATCAATACGTTCTGCAATGCGTTCCTCTGCCATCTCTAAGGTGATGTACAGGACATTCTTACCTTGCATAAGTGTTGATGCGGCAACGTGACACATGAACAACGACTTACCAACACCAGTTCCGGCAAGTGCAATATTCAATGTCTTTTGTGGTAATCCACCTTTTGTAATTTTGTTGAAGTAGTCAAGGTCAAACTGAATCTTCTCTTCTTTCTTGTGATAGAAGTCAAATCGTTCTGAACCGTCTTCAACATAGTCATGACCAACATGACTGTCGAATGATACTGCGAGTGCTTCTGATAAAATGGATGGGATTGCTTCTGGTGTTCGCTCCTTATCCTTTCCATCAATAATTCCTATTCCTTCAAGTACCGCATTGTAGATTGCTTTATCCTTGCAGAACTTTTCGGTGGTGTCAAGTAACCACTGCGTGTCAACATCAGTCTTTTCGAGCGAAGCAATGATGTCCACGATTTTCTTATAATCTTCATCATTAATATCCTTACGATTGTCGAGTTCAATAGTGAGTGCTTCTTGTGTTGGTATTGCATTATACTTTTCTGTGAACTTTGTAATCTCCTCAAAGATTACACGTTCATTTCTATCTGCATAATATTCTGGTTTGATAAATGGGATTACCTTTCTAGCATAATCCTCATCCCAAATCAGATTAGTTAATGTTGTTCTCTCTATCGTCTGTATCGACATATTGTAATGCACCTTCGTTTAATTGTTCATCCATAATAAAATGTAAGATATCACCAGCAAGTTCAAAAAAATCATCACCAAAAAACTCTTTTGGTAAGTCATTAGAATCTAACATATCCCATTCAAAATGTAAAGTGGCTTTGTCAGATTCTTTGTCTTCAGAAATACTGACTTTACCATATCTGTAGACAACACCTTCGTACTTTCCTGCCTTTGAGGTCAGTCCGATACCTGTCCACTTCTGGTCTTTGTTTTCGACATACTTGAAATATTCACTCATGTCTTTCATTAGAGGATAAGTCCTTTGGATGGTGTTGCAATCCCTGTTGTTGCTTCAATGTAAGCAGACTTGAATTGTTCATTTGATTCTGTTACGATAACAACTCCACCAGCATAGAACATACCAGTTTTTGGATTCTCTTGTCCTGTCATGCAAATACCTCTTGCAAATCCGACTTTACCATCTGGGGTATTTACTAACATTCTTGGATTTTCAAGTGTAATGTTTCCATTATTTTCGTGCATATATTTGCCGATGTATTCACCAGCAAGTGTCACAAGGGATACTATTTTGCCCTTCATAATCATTTCTCCTTAGATATAATGTAGGTAACTTCCAACGATATATTTAGAAGTATCACCTGTTACTTTTCGACCAGCATGAAGATGTGTCCACATTGGTGGGAACATCAACAACC